GATGCACTTGCAAGTGTCTACTTTGCAGACACCCATATCCATCTCGTGGTCACACTTAACGCAAGTCATGGTCATAGTGTATGGTGTCTCCTATGCCATTTAAGGATAAAGTCCAGCAAAGAGAAGCCTCGCGCAGACATTACTTTAAAAATGCTCCTGCCATCAAAGAAAAAACGGCGGAGAATAATCGCCTCATAAGACGGCGTAATAAATCTTACATTGATGGCGTTAAGGGCACGAACCCTTGCGCCGATTGCGGTGTCTCGTATCCACCTTACGTAATGCAGTTTGACCACATCGTTGATGGCAAACGAGGCAACGTGGCTGATATGGCACGCTCTGGGTTCTCCATTGAGAACCTTCAGGCTGAGATAGACAAGTGCGAGCTCGTGTGCGCAAACTGTCACGCTGAAAGAACGCACGGATACAAAGACGAGTTAGAAGAAGACTTTCCTAACGAGGCTTAAACGCCGAGGACGCTTTTTTCTCAGCGACCGCTTTTTAACTCATCTACTAAGGAAGCCCAAGTAGTCAGGTGCTTCCTATCAACCTTATAGAAGGTCTCGGTAATCTTGCGATACGGGTCTTGCGTTGTGTGCTTGAACCAATGTTCCTTGGTATTAGAGTGAACAACCAACATATTGCCTGACTTCTGACTCACCATCACGTATGCGTAGGGCTTGACCTCTTTAGCTTCGTAACCAGAGTAGGTATCTACATAAAGATTAGATTGCCAGAATACAGATGGGTCCTCTGAGAAACCTAAGTTACGCGACTTAACCTCTAGAACTAAACCGTTATCTAGAATGATGTCTTTCTCTTCTTTTGTTAGGCGCCTGATATCAGCGTCCGAGGTGACAAGCTCTAACTCAGGGACGGTACAGCCGATACCTTCTGCACGAAGTCGTTGTGCAACTAGTTCATTGAAGGTATGGCCTTCCGTCATGGCTGCGTGGTAATCAAACTCTACGAGGCCCACAACTCTTCCTCCAGACGTAACGCTGCTTCAACGGTAGCAGGGTCTGGCTTTGGCTTCTTCAACTTGTTGACTTGGTTGTGGTGCCACTCTTCTTCTTTATACTTCTTGAACTGTTCTTTTCGCTTCTCGTGCAGCTTCGTATATTCTTTGGCGTACTTGTCATCCATTTTATTCCTCATCCCTTCTCCAGTGGATAAATGACTTTACATAAACTGCGGCATAGGCAATGGCGGAAAAGATAAAGCCATATTGCTTTGTTATCAAGGCGTAGGTAATCCAAAGCACCTCATTGGCGCAAAGGATTAACCAACCCCAGATTGTCTTGCGGCCTACGAAGTAGATACCTGCTACTCCGATTACCGCCAATACCCATGACCACATTACTTGAAGTCCTTCTTAGTCCAGACCTCAACGTAGAAATACCAGTGGAGTAATTCAAGGCAGATACTCTTATCGTAATGACAGTAAAAGAGACCGAAGCCCCAACTATCCCACTTACCCCACCCAAACTTAAGCTTCATTAAGCAATTGCTCCATTTGCCTTTAACTTGTCATAGATATTTGACATCATAAAACCAAGGCTTGGTTGTGATTGCTCAATCTGAGACTTTAGTGCTGCTTCATCTAATCCAGCTTGTATGCCTAACGCTAAGTTATCTGCATTAATGCTTTCCATCATTATGTCTATTGCTTCTTCTTTTGTCATTTTTTGTCCCATATCTCTCAGATTACTTTACCTTGTTACCAAACTTTGCCCAGACTCTTTCATGTAGAAAATAGCCTAGTGCTTCCCAACCAATATACATCAGAGCACCAAGGCTTGCGTACTCCCACTCACCAGTGAATAGATAAATTACTCCAGCAACACCTACGAGGTGAAAGGTTTCCCAACTTGCTGTCTTTAGTAGTGTTCTCTTAGTTGACTCCATTATTGCTCTCCTTTGTATGCCATATTTTTATATGTTCTGCGGCTTGGTCTTCCCGGTACGTTGCATCGCAAAGTACACAGTTTTTCCATATCTTTACTACTTGCACCTTTTATTCCTTTTCTAAGTAAGTATACTGAGTTTATGGGAAGAAATCACTTTTCACAACAAGGCGGACCATACTTCATCAACGATGGTTTCTCCAAACATGTCCCTCACCATGCCCATGAAGAGGTCAAATCATCAAACCGTATCTATGGTTTGTTAGCTGCTCTAGCTATTTTAGGACCTGTAGCTTTAACTTTATTCATGGTGGCTAACCTTTAATCCTTTTCTCGGTAATGGCGAAGTATCTCAACGTCGTATTTAGCGTTGGCTTTAGCTTCATTAATCATGTCGTCAACAATGGATTTACGGATTGCGGTGTAAATCTCTTCGGGGAAGTCTACATCAACTAACTTCGTCCAGGGCTTGCGTAAGGTGTACTTTCCAAGTTTCATACCCTGGAGCCTACTACTTTTTTTCCTCTACTGTGTGACCGAAATCTTCTGGGCAAAACCAGCTCACACTTGTGACGGGGCCGTACTTATATTGATTTTTACGTTTTCCACCCTCTTTAAGGGGAGCGGTACGAACAGTGGTTCTTGTACGGTTCTCAACTGGCGACATAGGTCCTGCACCGCAAGAAGCACACATGCGGTTCTGACCCTTTAGGAACTCTTCGCCTTTACTCATTCTTTAATCTCTTCCATAGTGTTTGGGTGGTGCTTGCTTAGGACAACCGCTTCACGGAAATGATAGGAGATGCCCTTAAGACCCCACTTGACCTCTTGGTCGTGACGCTTAGCGCCAACGGGCTGTACTTTGTAGATATGACCTGATGGACCAGTCTCAGGAGTATCTTCTGGGCCATGGGCATAGATACGAGCAGTCATCAAGTGATACGGCGTTACGTAGACACGGTCATGGCGGTAGATAGGGTTTTGTGGACGAGGGTTCTCCACGCCACGAGCTGCAGGAGACTTGATTACATCTCCAGGCTTTAAGTTAGCTGTGGTGCCATGATAAAAGACGTTTGGGTCAAACTGTGTTGCCGATACGTTATCTTGGGCGCTCAACTTTAACCTTCTTTACCTTCTTACGGTTGTACACCTTCTTTGAGGGTACGGCGCCTGCAGCGTTAGAGCGACGAAGCTCTTGAATACGCTGAACCTTGGATAAGTTGTCTTGAGCAGCCATCTGCTAATAGTAAGGCTACTGCCTTGTCGTTACTGGATAAAAAAATATTAGATAGGGGAGGTACGTTAGAGTTCTCCTGGCTCATCTGCCAGGCCTTTTCTATGCAAAGAATGTGCCCATGCGTCACCCTCTTCAGAGCGAGTATCAGAGTGGTTAGGATTTAATCCAGCGGCTTGAGCATACTTCCACATACCTGTGGCGATGCCTTTACCTTGGTGTTCAGGTGTTACGTGAACTTCGTTAACTACACCAATGTCTTTATTAAGGTCTAACCAACCCACTTGTTTCTTACCGATGTGTGCACTGACTTTATGCTCGTCTGGGGTGGCTGTATGACCGAATTGAACGTTTGATAAGTGGTCTGAGGCTGCCATATGGCTAGTTTAGGGCTACTGCCTCCTTCTGACACCCTCAACCATGCCTGAGCCCTGGGGGTTCCCTGCGGAAAACACGCTTAACTGTGGGGGGTGTTGCGCGATTACATTCACAACTTGTTTCTTAAAGAAGTATTTATTGTTCTATCTCCGCACAATTTCATTGTGATTACATTGTTTGATAGCAACTTTGATAGCGTGATGAAATAACTATTGGCTACTGCTTATTTTTATCGCAATCTTTGTGCGGATAACACCAGACTATCAACCAACTTTACAAGTTGTTATCAGGTACTTAATCACTTACTAAATACATTGTGTATCACTAACTATTTACATTGTTATTACAAGTTATGTATTCAATAGTTATGTAAATACATTCATTCATCACAACCATTGTTGTATCTATCTATTACTTATTCTCTTATGTATTTATTACTACTCATTCTTCTTTTGTATAAGGGGGCTACGCCCCCTTCAACCCCCACTCATTCGCAATAGTTATTAGCACTTGTAATCTGCTAACAATTAGTTAAAGAAACAACTAACAATAAATAATCTTCTTTTGTATTTATTATTTAACACTTCAGTAATTCACTGCGACTTACATACTAAATAACTATCTATAACTTCTTTTGTATTTGTTTCTTATTTAATTTATCTGTTACTACTTATGTTTAATCATTACTGAAAATAAATACATAAATAACTTTGCGTATCTTCTTTTGTTGCGCTGTGGCTCTTTGTTCAATCCTCGGACAGCAACCCCTATTCCGACACGAACTCGCGCCCAAATCACGCTCAATTTGGGCGGTACTTGCGTTCTTGACCCAATCCGTTATACGCTTGCGCCAGCAAGTTGCTCTCCCTCGCGGGACAGGCGGTTAGCGAAAAAACAAAAGTTAGTTTTGTTTTTTTATTTTGTACGCAACGAATTGTGTTCGTTATTTAGTAAAACAAAATAAATTACATAACTTCTTTTGGTTGTTCGCTAACGAAATTATTTATCTATCGTATGTGTATAAAAAACGCTAACGCATAACACAACACCGATTGGTGTGCGAACGATAAATCCTTGTAAATGTTTTAATTACATTCTGCTATTCACTAATTGTTATTAACAGTTAGTGAATAGCGGTGTGCGATTAACACTTGCGTATCGCACTAATAACAAATACACAACAACAACTAATAGAAACGGAATAACAAATGACAACAACAACAACTATCGCACCAGTAATCACCGACACTTCACTTATCACTCACACACCACGCAAAAACAAATTAACGATTACATACAACGATAAGTTTCGCGTGAATGTTACAACTATTCACGACAAGGAACGCAAGGTGTATCGCACTTATGTTTCTGTTGTTTCTTTTGAGAAGTTGGATAACAACTTTGTTATTGAGAAGTCAATCGGTTCTATCTTCGGTGACTTGTTCGCAAAAACAATTCGCACTACACCTGCCAATCGTTTCTCTCAATCTTCTTTTGACATTGAATGTGCGAACGCACGCAACGATTACAACTCACTTGTTAATCACTACGAAACAGTTATCACTCACCTACTAAACGGAACTGGAGTAATCACAAATTGAAACACTTAAATAAACGCGGTCACTTAGTTGTTGGTTTTATCTTCGGTGTATTTATTACAGTAGTTATTAACTTCTTTTACAACTATCACGCAGTTGTTGATACTGATAGTTGTGAATGGTCAATAGACGCTAGTGCGCTTATGTGCGACTTCTACTACGAAAGGAATAAATAAATGTCAGTACCTACCGCAACAATAGATGAACAAGGCGTGACAATTCTTTTTGATGAAGATGTTACTTCTTACTTCCAACTCGTATCTTTACTGAATAAAAAGGAGAATAAATAAATGGCGATTAACTTCAACAACAATCACTACTTCGCAAAAAATGGCACAGTAATTGAAGAAGAAAACTTAGGTAATGAGTTCCCTACTTCTGATGTAACAACTGAATACTGGAATGAAGTGTTCGCAGAAAAACAACGACAGGAGAATAAATAAATGCGAATAAAAATCGTTAAAGATAATCACCCAAGCAACGAAGAACTAATTACTTCAATGCTAATCGCAATTCAATTCTTAAATCCTGAACACGATAAAGAAGATGTGTTATCGGCAGGGTTACAACTACTAAGTGAAATCGTAGATAGAAAGAAACTTCTTTTACTAGCCGACAATGTGTGCGGTTCTGCTAGTGAGAAGTTTGATGAAGTTAAATCGCTATACGAAATGTTCCAACTAGACACCGACATAAACAACTAACAACTAATAGAAACGGAAAACCAAATGACATACGCAATTCTAATTTCAGGTCAAGTTAATTCAACAGATACAAAGCAAGTAATTATCGCAAGTCATAACGGCAACACTTATACCTTTATGAGAGTTACAAATGGTGGTCGTGGTGAAAGTAATTCTTGGAGTGCGAGAGAGTTAAACGAACACACTTCAATCGGCACACTTGATTACAACTTAATTGGTGAAGTGTTATCAACACCATTAACAAGTGTTGATGTAGTAGCACTTAACAATAACGAGATACCAAATGTTTTAATACAGAAACTTACAAAGCAGTATCGCTTACGCAATCTAACAATAGATACAACACGCACTATCCAAAGTGTTGTTGATGAAGTTGAGTTACTAATTGAACAAGACCCAACACTACTAAGTAAGTATCGCTCTGACGGCAGAAGCGATAAGCACGCAACAACTAAAACCGAGGGGACAAAGCCTGTGACAGTACGCAACACAATAAATCCAATCGCTAACGAAGCGATAGTGATTAACAAAGTAGAACGCAACGACAACGAACGCACACTTGCGTTCGTACCTTCTTTAACAAGTGAAGCGGTAAGAACTTATGTGCCACGCAAGTTTGCTGGCAACTTAACAGAAGACCAACTCTATACATACGCATTGAAGTCAAAGAAGAATGTATCTATTCAAGGTCACGCAGGTACAGGTAAGACAACTTCTTTAATGACATTCTCCGCAAAGAATGGTTTGGAGTTTGGTTCAATGAGTTGTAACGCAGGTGTAGAGCCTTCACAATTCTTTGGTCGCTATGTTCCAAATCAAGAAGGTAAGTTGGTATGGCGTGACGGATTATTTACACACTTCTTTCGTAATGGTGGCGTGTTAGTAATTGACGAAGCGAACTTTCTTCCACAAAAAATCGCAAGCGTTCTTCATGGAGTGCTTGACGACCGCAGAGTTTTAACTTTGTTAGAGCATGACGGCGAAGTTATTACGGCGAATGAAAACTTACTTATCGCTATGTGTTACAACGACGGCTACAAAGGTACTTCTAAGTTTAACGAAGCGTTCGCTGACCGCTTTTGGATTAAGTTGAACTTTGAGTATGACACCGACATTGAAAAGAAGTTTATTCCTTCTAACACTTTGTTGGAACTTGCGAAGTCAATGCGTGCCGACACAATCGCAGGTGTTTATGAAACCCCTGTATCAACTCGTTTGCTAAAGCAGTTTGTTGATTTAGCACAGAACCTAAGTTATGACTTTGCGGTTGATAACTTTGTTAATAACTTCCGAGAAGATGAACGCTCTAGTGTGAAACTTCTTTTGGACTCTCAACGACACAACTTGGAACTAGAACTTATCGGAAAGGTGAGTGAGTAATGAGTACCTTCTTTATAGAACAACAAGCAGAAGCAGAAAAGAAAGAAGCACTAAAGCGCAAGCGTGTTGGTGCGTTAGCAAATGTCTTTAGCAAAACACTTTCAGTATTAACAACTCACAAAATTAGTGTGAATGTTGTTGATAGAAAAGACATTGGCGCACCTGCGTATTCATCAACAAAAGAAGTTTGGTTGAATGTTGCTCACATCAAAGATGACTTCACACCGAACGCAATCGCTAGTTACAACGGACTCGCGTTCCACGAACTGGCACATCTTCGTTTTACACCAAGAAACGGCTCACGCCTTGTTGCTCGTATCAAAGATGAGCAACAACAGAATGAATTGTGGGAAGCGTTCAACTGTTTAGAAGACTCACGCATTGAGTTACTTCTAACTGGTTGGTTGCCTTCTACGAAAGCGTGGCTTGTTGCGACTATGTGCGATTACTTACTTGCTGATGAACAAGCAATTAGTCGTGCGTTCCCACTTGTGTATGGTCGCAAGTATCTACCTGTTGAGTTGCGACAACTAGCAAGTGACAACTTCATAAAGCCTGAACTACAACAAGAACTCGCAGATGTTATTGACCAATACATCTCACTAACTTTTGTTGGTAATGAGAATGTTGAAGTTGGTTTCAATCTTATTAAGAAGTTTGCTGAACTACTTAGTGAGTTACCTGCCCTTCCACAATCACCACAAAGCGGTGAAGGTGAAGGCACAACAATTACTATCCGTATCAAAAGCCCTCATGGACACGAAGGCAGACCAACACAAGGCTATGAGTCTTCTTCTGTACGCCCTGCGACTAAAGAAGAACAAGAGCGTGCTAAGAAGAACGCACAAAAGAATGTTGTTGAAGTAGTTATAGATACAACACCAAAAGAAGATGTGTCCGAGGGGACAAAATCCGCAGACACTACTTCACAATCACAATCACAATCACAATCACAATCACAATCACAATCACAACCAAAAGATAATTCTTTTGATGATGATTTTGATTTTGACTTTGATGATTTTGATGATGTTGATGTTGAACCAACAACACCAAAAGAAGGTGGCAAGGGTATCGGCAAAGAAGCAGGTAGAACAGGTAGCAACAAGCAAGTAACTGATTTACTTAGCGACATTCTTTCTGATGTTGTTAAAGAAGTTAGTAAAGGTATCAACGACATAGCAAAGCAACTCGGTGTTGATACAGAACTTGTTGGTGGTAATGCCAAGACACCTGACAAAGCAGATTACAACGAAGTGCGTATTCCTGACGAACTTACTTTGCTCGCAAAGAAGTTTGGTGTTGAACTTGAACGCTTACAAGCAGAGTATGACCCTGCTTGGTTAAATGGTGAGCGTTCAGGAAAGTTAAACGCAGGTCGTTACTTACGCGGTGACGAATTAGATACTGTGTTTGATGAATGGAGTGAGGGTCGTGATGATGTTGTAAGTATTGAAGCGGTTATTCTTTTAGACCGAAGTGGGTCAATGAGTGGTCGTAATGCTGACAACGCTTACAAATCTATGTGGGCAATCAAGAAGGCACTTGAACGAGTAGAAGCACGAACAACTGTTGTTACTTTTGATAGTCGCACCAATCTTCTTTATGGTGCTGATGAAAAAGCAGGTACAACAATTCGTGACGCTGGTGCTGACGGCGGAACAAATCCTGAAAGCGGATTACTTTATGCGAAGCGTGTTCTCGCTGAAAGTGATAAAGCAATAAAGGTTTTGTTTATGATTACTGACGGCGCGTGGAATACAGATGAAGGCGAGAAAGCAGTAAGTGAGATGAAGAACGCAGGTGTTCTTACTTGTCAGGCACTTATCTCGCACTACCAACACACCGCAGAAGACTTAGATAACTACCGCCATAGTTTTGAGTTAATGACTTCAATACAAAGCGCAAAAGACATTCTCACACTTGGCAAAGAGTTAGTGCGTATGGCAATCGCACGCAATCTAGTTAATGCTTAAAGAAGTTACACAATGGGGGCAATCAAATCGGTTGCCCCCAATAACAAATACGAAACGGAGTAATACAAATGAAACTATCTGAAATCAAATTAAATGGCGAGTACGCAATCGTTCCTTCTTGGACATACAACTCAAAGGCAAGTCGTGACATAGACCTAGTGCGTGAGAATGATGTTGTTAAAGCAACTATCTACTCACTTGATAAGTACGAGTACGAACCAAGCAATCGCAAAGACTCACCTTCTTTTAGGAAAGCAGAACAAGGTAATCGTTCTGTTGGCATTGTTGTTAAAGCAGTAGATAACAATGGCAAAGAGTATTACTGGACTTCACGCCTAGCAGATGTTGTTGCCGAGTGGTCGGTACTTGAACCTAAGTGGAACTCTGCGAAGTCTAAAGAAGAAGCAGAAAGACTATTGCGTGAAGAAGCGCAACGCAAAGAGCGAGAACTACGCCGACAGGTTGAAGAAGAAGTAGAACGCTCTCGCAACTCTGTTGTTGCTACTTCTAAAGAACTATTAGGAGAACAGACAACTGTTGAAGTAACTACAAGCGGTTACGGAACAGATTACAAAGCACAGGTAAATCTATCGCTCAAAGAGTTTGAGTTGTTAGTTGAAATGGCGTTCGCTGGAAAGGAAAACTACTAATGAAACTAGAGATAACAAATACAGAACTCGCAGTAATACTAGAAGCGTTAGGTAAGGAGAAAGAATACTTAAACGCACAAGGTCACAAAGAGTCTGCTCACAGAGTAAGTGACATTCAATCAAAACTAAAGAACGGAGAATGAAATGGGTCAAGAACTATTAGAACGAACAGGTTATGTAAAGACACCACGCAAGTATTTTGTTGCTACCAATAGCAAAGGGTACAGAGTGATACGAGGTAGCGCAGATAGAGA